AGCTGTAGACAATCCTGCGGAAGGAGCTACCAAGCTTGTCGTTGCTGCCGGAGCTGCTACACCTAAAGCTTGAGTTGGCACTGCTAATCCGCTTGCCGCATTAATAGCTGCTGCTTTACCTGCCTCTGCCGATGCTGCACCACCAAGACCCGCTTGAGCTGAGCTTAAAGCAGATGTTGCTGCTGAGCCGCCAAGTCCAGGAGCTGCCGGAGCTGCTGCTGCACCTAAGCCGCCAGTAAGTGCGCCTAATGTACCGCCAAGTAATGCGCCACGAAGACGATCATCTGGGTTTGTTACTGCGCCAACGCCAGCGCCTATTAGCATTGGTATTAAGAATGGGAGTGCATAATTTATCCTATTAGTAACACCACAATACGGGTGTAGTTTCTCTTATATCTACGTGTACGAAGCTCTTTGCTACGCCTATTCCTGTGAAGCCTAGTTTAACAGCGTGTTCCACAACTGCCATTCTTTGCGCTCCACCTGTTACTTTTATATCTGCTGCAATGCCTTGAGCGTGAGTTCCAGGTCTAGGCTTCTTAGCCTCAATGCTGTGGCTGAGATTTCTATAGCCAGAAGTAATAATAAAAGGAAACCCGCAGGCTTCCCTTAACTCATCTAGCTTTAAAACAAACTCAACATTAATACCGTTAACGCCTGTTTCTTGGCAATCAAAATCTTCTAACTTAAAGTATTTAAACATTAAGACTTCGCTTTAAATATTGTTGGGTTATTTTGTTGGCCTGCTGCAAGCTGATTCATACCTTGACTAGATATATTCGCAAGCATACTGCCACCTTGACCACCTTGAGCGTTTAATCCTGGCTGTGCGCCAAAACCAAAGGCATTAAATTGTGGCCTCATTTGTAATTGTGGCTGTTGAGCGCGAGCCGCTTGCATTTGTTGTAATTGCTGAAGAACTAATGGGTTTACATTCATAGATTCATTAAATTGTGTTGCGCCCGCTTGATTTTTTCCGGTTTTTCTTGCAGCCTGCATTGCTTGAAATTTATCAAAGCCACTCATTCCTGCTTGAGTCTGACCTAACACAGGATTCTGGCTACGATTAGCCATCATTGCGTTAAACCGGTCTCTACCAGCGTCCATTCCTTTTTGTGGAGTTGCCATCCCGCTTTTTTTCCATTCACGGAATCCAGCGTCATTAGTTCCGCCATAAATCTTATTACCCCAACCAGCACCTTTACTTACTTTTTTGCCGGTAGCTTCTTCGTATTCAGCAAGCAATCCTGCCTCTTCAGGATCTACATTGTTAAAGCTTCTCTTTGCTGGCATTACGATCCGCCTCCACCACCAAATAGACCGTAAGCTGCCAATCCAGCACCCGCTGCTGTAGCTGCATTGTTGCCACCACCACCGCCACCAGAAGTATTACTAATCTGACCAAGGTTAATACCGCTAATACGGCTACCCAATCGGTCAAGTGCAGTCTCAGGAGCTTCCTGCTCGAATCTAAAGCGCTCTCTATCAGCGTTAATAAGGGCTTGATCGTAAGCGCTTTGCTGAGAGCCAACAGCCGAGACAGTCCTAGCAGGCGCTAAAAGGCCGCTCTGAACGCCTCCAAGGTTCTGAATGGCATTCTGTTGATTACGCAAGATAGCCTGTGTAGCGGCTCCTGCTGTAGCCTCAGCAGCACTCTGCTCTTGAATGCGCTGTCGATCACCACCAAATGCGCCTTGTTGGATAGCTTGACTGCCAATTCCAGGAAGGATCTGGCTTTGTAAGTTAGCAACTAGCGGATTGATAATTGACTGGCTTTGCGCTGAGTTAGGATCAAACGCTGCACTCAAGTTCTGAGCAGCTTGCATTCCAAGACCGCCTTGAATACCGGCAGCATCAAGACCTAGCTGTTGACCAGCCAAAGTGTTAAAGCCTTGATCTGCTACTGTCTGACCTGGATAGAATTGTTGTGGGCCAGCATCAAATGCAGCCTGAGACATTCCAAATAATTCAGTTAAAGCCTTTTCCTGCGCTGGAAATGGCTTATTTGTTGTTGTTGTATTTGCTGGTGAACCGCCGCCGCCGCCCATGCTATTCTCCTAATGCGGATTTATCCGCTAAATCGTAACTAAAATCTCTCATATCACATCTAAATCCCATATCTGTAAACATACTATCCAATCCATCTATGGCTGTTCTTGTTTTAAATCTTGTGCATCCTATTCTTCTTCCTTCTTCGCAAAAAAAGTCAAAGTGCTGTTTAACTAAGCCTAGACCTTTTCCTTTGCCTCCAGCAAGCCAGCATAAGAATGTTCTCTCTTCTGTTAAAGGGTGAATCTCTATTACAAATATCGCAAAGCCATCATCGGTCTTATACAATACTGCCGATCCATTTACGCATGCTGAGTAAACATCTTCAGCCCTGTACTCAAACCAATGAAACTGATTAAGGATCTCATTTATTCCAAATCCTACCCAGTCCCACTCTTTCTTTATATCTGCTACTACTGGATTCATCTCTCTCTCTTTTAAGCGTTTTTAGCCTGTGTAATTACCCATTGCGAACCATTGGAAAAGATTGTTATAGCTTCGTAATTTCTTCGTATCTCAAAAGTTTGTGCGCCATCAATTGTAAATCCAGCTCCAGCATCAAGCGTTACTATATGGTTTGGCTGTATAGTATCATCTGATATGAACTGTATAGTCCTGTAAGCTTGATCTAATGGAGACGGAAGGTTAATTGTATAAGTTGAGTTAGTACCTAGCTCATGCGATAAAAGCACAAAATCATTAGACTGAGTGTAATCAATAACATCGCCACCATCCGCAGTAATGCGAAAAGGCTCCATATCATTCATAGCAAAGTGCATCCACCCAAGAATACCATCTACGTCTGGGTTCACATAGTCATAGCGGTAAAGACCTCTTTCCGTATGGTTGCTAAAATCATTGGTAGTTCCATCGGAATACATGATCATTCCAATCTGAGGGTTTGCTACTGGTGACGCTTGAGGGATAAAGGTTAACAACGTTTTCATGTCGTCAATCCTTTGGTTAAGCCTTCTTAGCTCATCCTCAAGTACCGGCCTGTTATACTCTGCTGGAAGATTAGCCATTATCGCTCACCTTCCATTCGACCTTGAACCACTAGGTTAGTAATTGTCCAGTTATCAGCAGAGCTATTACTTTCGATCTTAATGGTAATGTATCGACCAGCAGCTCTAATTGGAAAGCTTTTAAATGTGTCGTCAATAATAAAGCTATCTTTATCTAAGAATGTTGGAGTGGCATCAATAGTGCTTGAGAACCCTACAGAAAGTGTTGGGCTTCCAGCTCCCTCTTTACCTACTCGAATAGCTGATATTTCTTTAATACGATCCGCATCATTAAGATCGTGAGCTTTAGTAATTGCAAAAACGCTAGGGTTGGCTAATGATGAAACATTTCCTTCTCTATAAAAGTTACCTATAGAGTCTGCCGATAAAGCTGTATGGAATACGCCTCTATCTAAATAAGCAGAGATAGTTTGATCTCGCATTCCCCATTGGCCGGTCTTGTAGTTGTAATATATTTCCTTAGTGATACTCGCAGAATCTATAGGTACGCCCCATACAACTTCATTTTCTTTTGAGTTGTCAAAGCCATATACTTGAGCAAGCTCTGACTGAGCAACCTCATCTCTAAAGAATTGGTTCATACCGCTTTCACGGCCAATCATTTGTACAGAAGATCCATCAGTAACAAAGAATCCATCTCTGCTTACGCCGTAGTTTTTGCGTCCAACGGAAATAACTGAGTTAGGAGACACTGCTCCAACACTACCCTCTAAAGCTACTTGATAGCCAAATATGTTAGGTAATCCAACATAGTTTACTACGAACATTTGAGTATCTGTGTAAACCGCTAAGCCAGTACCTAATTGGCATACGCAACGTATGGGAGTCTCTGCTTCACGAATTAACAAGCTACCAGCGGTGTTTGTTGCTGCACCCACCCAGTTGTCTAGGTTATCTGCGCTACACCATGCAAAGCTTGTACTGTAGTCTACAGCGCC